GACCCGGAGGCCCCTGTTCGCCTTGCTCTCCTTTCTCACCTTGCGGACCCTGTTCCCCGTCTTTTCCATCGGATACATCCGTAACCGTTACTTCTTCAAATCCCCTTAGGACTCCCTCTGTATCCCTCGCTTCAAATTTGTAGACCGCATTGCTCTCCACATCCAAAGCTTGAACTTTTATGGTCCGGCCGTCATAAATATGATTTCCACCCTTAAACCAACGAATGGTAAAGCTCTCTGTCCGGTCGATTCCATTATCCATCACATTTGCGGTCAGATTCGTAACTCCCTCGTTATTCTTGAAGATAATTCCGTTATCCGTAGAAATACTGCTGGTGTAAATTTTTGTTTTGTTAATCAGATCCTCTACTTTCTGCAGCAAATCTTCAGAGATTTCCGGCTGCAGCTCTTTAAAATTGGTAAAGACTGTCTTGTTTGCTTGCGGATTCGTGAAACTGCGAACCTGCTCCGATACTCTTGCACTCAAATATAATGTAGGAACGTACTCCTCATCCTCAATCTCCACGGTATCTCCGATAGCAGTATCAAAGTACCCCGTTACATCATAAGTCACAACCGGTTCAGATGCTGTTTTCAAGTCCAATAGTGCCATACTGTACAGCTTGTCTTTATTATCCGTATCGTAGGATTTTGGCATAAAGATGTATCCGTCTTCTTTGTTTATCAGATTCGATGGGAAGCGATCTCTTGCCTGTGGTGCCCGGATATCTGGACCTTGTGTATAAAACTCTACTACACCGTTCTCATCCAGCTCTTCTTTCTCAATTCCCTGTATAGTCAGTCCATCCTTTCCTGTTGGACGGATACCGGTGTACAGATTTTCGATACTGGATTCCTTCCGGATGCCGGTAACATTTTTCCCGTACCGCAGTTTGATATCTCCCCGGAACTCCCCAACTCCCGTGTTATTGTCTGAGTGTTCCCGATACACGTTCATTACAATTTCTTTCAGTGAATAATCATCATTTAACACAGTCTGGAACTCAATCTCCGCATCGAATACATTCGCCACGGAAAATAAACGGGACAGTACCGTTGCCTCACCTGTCCATTCGTTTGAAATCCGCTTATCTGACACTTCATTGATCCCGATCCGCACGGTACGTTCCGGATCAAAGGCAGTTACATATTCCTCAAAGCTCATTGCGCTTTCAGATTTGTATGCCCCAACATTCTCGTTGATCAATTCGAAGCTTAAAGACCATGCTGTCGCAGTAACTGTAAATTCATCCTTTTCCACATGTACGATATTCAGATAGTAGTCTTTTCCGTTATATACAAAGGCTACTTTATTCCCTTCCACGATATACGCCGCATCCTCGTGTTTGGAACTTACCGTAAATGCGTATGTATTCGCTGTCCCCTGCAGATATTCATGGAGCTCATCGTTCCAATAATGCATAGAGTTTCGATGGGTGTTATCCAAAAATGCAAGCACCCTGTCATGTGGATTCAGTACGGCAATTCTGATTTCATTCATTATAAATACGCCTCCCTTATTTTGGCTTTAATCGTTGGTGGAGGACTGCTAAATGCCGAGTAGGAGAACTGGATCTCCGTCTCTCCCGGCGGTACCAGAAAATGCTTACTTCCTCGTATTTCATCTTCCATCCGCTTCATCCCGTTTACATAAACCGCTGTATCATTTCCATCAATATAGACCACATCTCCGGACTTATACCGGTTCGGCACATCTCTGTATTTTTCCACGTTATCCTTGCGGAACCAGATACTTTTTAAATAATTGTGCGTAACCAGCTGATTTCCAAGATCTCTACTTCCCCACTGCCCGATCCAGACCTGTATCTTCTCACACGACATGTCTTTAATCTCCGGGATAGTAAAGTAATAATATTGTCCGTACCAAAAGATCCGTAGCCTGTCACCCTCTTTTAAAAAATCATTATGGCCGCCACCCATCTTTAAATTAAACGGGTTTCCCTCATAAGCTGTCGGCTGGAAATCCAGTGTCTTGATCTTCTTGTTTTGTGGTGCGAACCAGTCCACATGCGCCGTATTACCAACCGTATCACTCTTGTTAATAGACATAGAGCAGATCACTTCATTTTTCCCTGTAAGAAACGCAATAGTCTGTGCTCCCGTCTGTCCCATCAATCCAGTCTCGAACCAGTGCTGCGTGTAACAGTAAAAGTTCTTTGCCCCACGTCTGCCCTCGCTGTCAACCGGGATAGTAAGTGTTATCATTCCGCCGTTCCAGTACCCGGATGTTGCCTGTCCACCTTTTAATGCCATGACGTTATATCCGGCAACATTCTTGACTTCGAGTGTTCCCTGTGTGGTGTTTTCTGGATTCTGATAAGAGGTACCATGATCGTCTTGAAACAGGCTATACCCCTCTGACAGTATCTCTGACGCCTTATAGTCTTCGCCGTCTGCTTCTTCGGTCTTGCCGAGTTGTATTGCACCGTATTTACTGGCAATCCCGATAAATCCATTTTCATGGTTGTGAGTGATATCGTAGCTTACCGGAACGGATTCTGTACCACCGTTTACAATAGTAAGCGTCTGATATCCGCTTTCCTGATGAGCGGTAAACGATTTTTCCGCTGCAGAATATTTCCGTGGATCACAACAATAAAAAGTAAATTCGCTTTTTACGTTCAATCTGCCTGGCTCCACATCTCCTACACTTGATTTCGTCCCGATAAAATATTTATCCGGTTCATCTGCAAAAATCAGCTTTGCCTGTTCCTTATTTAAGATTCCAGAGAGTTTGTTGAATTTTTCCTGAAACTCTCTAGGGGATGTGCAAAGCAACTGGTATCCAACTGTAATACTTCTGGTTGTATCTCGCTTTCCCGTATACTCGGACCCATCCACAAGGTCAATTTCTCTCTCCGAAATTTCCGATCCCAAAAGCTCACGACCGGTCACGTACAGAGTCCGATATCCATCAATTAGATTTTCAATATATGCCCCATCAATCTGCAGAGCCTCACTCGGCAGGGAGTTTTCACTCCCAACCTCGCCCGTGTCTACAAAATCATACATGACTTCGTTCTCCTTTCAGTCTCATCTTCATGCTCTCTCGGCTTTCCAGCTCTTTCTGCGTAAATTCTGCAGTAACGCGTGCTGCTTCTCTGCCGTTATATTCAACCGGCACAACGATTGTGTATGTCGCATTTCTCTTATAAGTATAATCATCAGATAATTCTTTCTTCGCACCTACTCTGCTTGTATATGCCGTCATGACTGGGTCAGCACTGGAAATAACCGGAATATCAATTCTGTCATTTATTTCATCGACCATTCCATAAGCTGAGATCATCGGAGTATTTTCTATTTCACCCGCTATAACACTTCTTGTTTTTGGCAGGCTCGCCCGGGATGCTGCTGCAGAATTTGCCGCGGCCGTCATCTGTGCCGCAATCGCCTGTATTCTTCCAAGGCTTGCAGCTAATCCATTTGCAAAGCTAATTCCAATATTCAGACCACTGCTATAGGCGCTGCCCGCCCCTGACGCAAGAGATGCAAGCACGGCAGAAACCATGCTGATTGCGATTGCCTGTGTTGGCTGGAGTCCGCTTTGTACCCCATCTTTCGCGCTGTCTCCGAGTTTCTTTCCGGAACTCTTAGCTTTTCCCGCGCCGTTGTCAAATGCACTCACTATAGATTTCACGGCACTTTTAGCCTTGTTTCCAAGAGCATCCAACCCGTCATTCACAATACTCACAGAATCCTTCATACTTGTAATGGATTTCTGCGCTGTTTTTGCGTTTTTTGCAATGGACTTCATGCTGGAATTTACTGCCAGTAACGCGACTGCCATCGCCAGCACTCCAACACACGCTGCTACCATTGCGACACCGAATGCAACTACTCCAACTGTGACTCCAAGCACCGCAACGCCTACTGCAAGCAATCCAACAGCAAGGACAGCGCAGCCCGCACCGGCCACGATCACACCGGCTCCAAATACCGTCATTGCAACGCCCAATGCTCCGATTGCTACAGATGCCTGTAAGCCATACTCGGCGACAATCGGAAGTACACTTGCCACGATCGCAAGGCCTGCGCTCGCAAGCAATACTGCCGCTCCAACAAGTGCCGCAGCCACACCGAATGCGATCAAACCAACAGCTCCTGCTGTAAGGACAGGAGCTACTGCAGCCGCTACGACCATCAATCCACCAATTGCTACGATCAGGCCGAACATCACTGCGATTGCAAGAGGTCCTGCATTTGCCAAGGAAATTGCGGACATAGTTAATACGGCGATTCCGGCTGCCGCCAATAGAACGGCTGCACCGAACGCAACAAATCCAGCTGCGCCAGAAGATAATGTCGGAGCTACCATTTTTGCAACGATCAAAAGACCTGCAATCGCTGCTACCATTCCAACTAAAACAGCAACTGCCAACGGACCTGAATCAGCCACTGCCTTTGCCCCCTGGGAAAGTAGGAAAAACCCTGCACTAATCAGAGCGACACCTGCACCGAGCATCATAAATGCTTTCGCTGATTCCATAGTGCTTTTCACATTTTCTCGACTCGACACGCCGACTTCTTTCTGCCCTTTGGAAATCCCAAATAATTTTCCGGCAATTTTGCTGATTCCTTTACCGGCAAGACCGGCAATTGCACTGGTAAACGCACCTACAAATGGAGCGACACTTTTTGCAATCTTAAAGCCTTTATATGCAACAATTAGTTTTGGGAGTTCAGCGATCACTCTCGCAATGATATCTGCATGCTCTTCCAAGAATCCTGCAAACGCTTGGAGCGCATCCCCGGCTCCTTGAATCGCATCGCGGAACCCGTTCACGCTCTCTGTAGAGCCAAATGCTGGAATAAGTTTTCCGAGTTCTTTTCGGATTGCTCCAAATGCATCCCCAAAAGCCCCAGAAACTTGAGAAGCCTCTCTTTTTAAGATTTTCCAATAGGATCCCAAGCGAATCATTGTTGCTGGAATCCAAGTCTGCAATCTGGAAAACACGCTTTCTACTTTTCCATTAAATTGATTGATCGCATCCACAGCCTTACCTTTAACAAAAGAATCGTAAATGGACTGCATTCCGCTTGTCACCGTTGCTTCAAGGTTCCCCATTGCTCCTTCAAATGTCGTAACTGATTGCGCAGCTTCTCTTGCCATGTCTGTCATCCCAATGTTGTTCATCGCCTGCCCCAGAAGATCGGCTGTGATAGCTCCATCTTCCATTGCCTGCTTAAAATCCTCTCCTAAAACCGGATTCAATTTAATCAATTCTTTTCTTAATCCACCGGCAAGCTGTGGACTCGCATTGACAATCTGATTCCAATCCTGCGCATGCAAAGCGCCAGATGCCATCGCCTGTGAAAATGCAAGTGCAACACTACTAAACTCCTGTGCGCCGCCACCGAATACAGCAACTGCATTTCCGACGGATTCCGTTAATTTCTCTGCGTCTTTAACCCCATTTGCAGACAGAGATCCAAAGGTTGACATTACATCCTGCAAAGAAAAGACTGTTTTATCAGCATAGGTCTTTAACGTTCCTGTTGCACCTGCGATTCTCTGTATTTCATCCTCAGCGTATCCGCTAAACCTCATAGCCTGTTGGAGTTTCTGCATTGCATCCGATGTGTTGATCGTTTCTTTGGTTAACCCAGAAAGGCTTCCGGACACGACAGATACAGCTTTTTGTCCAATTGCCATCATTGCTCCAAAGCCAATCCCACCCATAAGTGTGCTTTTTAACTCTTTGGCTGACTTTGTGGCTGCTCCGAAAACAGATTTGAACCCCTTATCCTGCGCAGATAATATTGCCTTCACGGAAAAACTTTCTGCCATGCCATCACTCTCCTTTCATCATTCTGCCGATTATGTCTAATCTTTCGTTTTTCTTCTTGCGATTCTTCACACGATCTACTTCTTTTTCGTAATCAAAAAACTTTCTGAATCTCTGATAAACTGGTTTAGTCTTATTCTTTCCGACCTTTTTCTCTGCTTTCACAGCAAAATTCAGGAATGCTTGTAGATGATTTCGATAGTCCCTGTCTACTTCTCTTAGCTGCAAAGCCTCCATGAGCAGGGTGTATTCTGGAATTGTCAACCTATCCACTTCTTCAAAGCTTTTAAAGCCAAGATATCGGAAACAATTCAACGCCACCTCTCTGTAGGATTCTTCAAAATCTACATCATCAACTCTCTCTTCTTCACTTCTTCCTCTTCCATTCTCTGTTTCTCTTTCTCCACAGCGTCCACAATCTCTTTTGTAGCTTTTTTCGTAGCATTGGTACTCTTCAAGAAACCCATTACTGTTTCTGTAAGCTCATCAATATCTGTGTCCTCATCGTCGATATACTCATCTAAAAGGCCTCTTGTCACTCTCGGATTCTGCCCTTTATTCGCAACATCAAGAATGTTTACCAGCGCATCCGGATCACCATTCACTAAGTTCATAAGCGCATATCGGAATCCTACGTCTTTTTTTACTCCCGGCAATCCATCCACAGGCATATTCGTCTGCTTGTTGATCTCTCTTAAAAATCCCATTCCGAATTTAAACTGGTACACCTGTCCGTTAATTGTTAATTCCATCATATTTTTTACCTCCATTAAAAGAGAGCGGTCTCGCCGCCCTCTATGTACATGATCTATTCTTTTCCTACTTTTGCCTTTCCTACTTTACCTCTGCCGATTAAGGCTACATCGTCAGAGGGCATTATTCCCCCTCTTTCACGCTGTCCTTAAACACATAAGCTGCTACTTCCTGCTGCTGTGCAGTTACAGTAACATCCCCTCGTTTTCCGGAGCCGTTAACACCAAAAGTAAGAGACACCTCTACATTTTCATCTGCCGAGGATGTGATCTCAAATTCCGTGAGATATCCCTGGAAATACATGCCCTTAAACTTATTCGGACCAGGTTCTGCCGGATCCTCAAGGTTTGCTTCCCAGATTTCAAGCAACTCATCCGAATCCATCGCGTCCTCTAACTCAGAGATTAACTTATCTTTCTTCGCAAGGATAGCAGTAGCTGTGATTTCTGTTTCCGCAGCCCCGGGTGTGCGAATTGTTCCGTCCTTCGTTGCCGTAGAATCCGCATCCTTGCTTTTTGTTCTTCCATTTTCTGTTGTGAATGCAAGATTTTTCGCAGCCTCTTCTTTGGCTTTTCCTGCAAGTCGATACAAATAGACGATTTTCTTGCCAGATACCGCCTCTGCAAATAACTGTAGTCCTGTCTTAAACATGCTTTTTCTCCTCTCTAACTAAAACTAAATTCTATTTCCAGCAACCCGTGTAAAAGAGGGTGCTTTGTTGTTGTATCCGGAAGAATCCTCTGATTTACATTCCGGACATCCCATGCAAAATTTTCGGTATGATCCAGTTTTCTGCATGTGGTTTTGATCGCCAACAGCATTTTTGATACCGTTCCTCTCTGTCTTGGATTGCTGTGCCAGACATGGATTGTCTGATGGACGCTGCCAAACACAGCGGTCTTATTCGCATCATCGATCAATTGGCTGTCTGCGAGATAAACAAAAGGATACGGCGTACCATCCGGCGGTAAGAAGCCGTCATGTACGTCATATCCTAATGCTTTGATCTCTGTAAGTAATTTTGTAAATAATTCTTGCTGTGGATCCATATCTCACCTCACAAGCTTTTGCAAATCCTTTTCAAATTGTTTCTTCTGTTCCTCAAATGCAGGCTTCAAATATGGCTGCGCTTCCATAAATCGGGTTCCAAGTTCCACATAAGGCGCATACTCAGCTGTTGGTTCTACTGTGGCAGTCATTCCGCCGTCTGAAATGTCAATACCGATACTCCTTTTCAGTGTTCCGGTATCGACTGGAGCATTCCTCTGTGCTTTCTTTTGCATATCTGCCCCGTTTTTCCGTACAACTGTCTGCACAGCACTCATATCCATCCGCTTCTTCAAACCTTTATTCAGCTTTGCGATTCCTTCGATTTTTAACGTAGCCATCACTGCACCTCAGATACCACAAACACATGCTTTGTTCGCAGTTTTCGTTCAAAATCCACTCTGTATACTTTCCTTCCAACGCGGATCCTGTGAAATAGCTCCTTATAGTGCGTCTGTAGTTGGATGGTCAAGCTCCCTTGCTTAATCTCACCGTAAACTAAATTCATCGTTTCTGTCCCAGTATCTGAAACACTTCCATACTTCTTCACTTCCGTCACGTAGTCATCTGCGTAATCACCAGTCTCTGGATTGTACGCTCCGTGTTCTGCCGTTTGAAAATATATAGCTTTATCATACCTCATAGGAATCGCACCCTCCCCCGTTTTGCCCCGTCTACAGAGTCAAGATACGCTTGTATCTCGTCCATATAGGCGGAAAAATCATTTTCATTGTACGAAGTGCTTTCTCCAGCCACACTGTGGGAAGACATACCCTCAGAGCCAATGCGGTTAAAACGGATCACTGCCACATCCGTAACGATATGCTGCATACTCGATGGCACTTCCATGCCACCAAGAAGCAGTTTCAAACGATTTCGCACAGATTCCAGAATCAATAAAAGCTTTTCATCAGAATCCCTATCGGAAACATCAATTCCCAGAAGAATTTTTAAATCATCCAGCATTCAATTTCAGCTCCTTACGAATTCGCCATGATACCCTGTTTTTTCATCTCCGCAAGAATCGCATTGATTTTATTTTTCAGATCAGTCGCTGTTTCTGTCGACAAATCTGCAATCAAAGCCATCTGTTTCACACCGCCAAGCGTTGTTTTATTCGCCGCTGGAAGAGTGTAACTTGGTCCCGCAGGTCCCTGTGCGCCTGGATCTCCCTTGTCTCCTTTCGGTCCTGCTACTCCTTGATCGCCTTTTTCGCCTTTTTCGCCTTTTGCTCCTGCCGGTCCTGCTGGTCCTACTGGTCCTGCTGGTCCAACCTGCTCATTCTTCACGCCCTGCTCTAACTTATTCAGTTTCTCTGCTGTCATAACGTCGCCGTCATTCCATGTAGTTGGTGTATATGCCATAACTCATACCTCCTATTTCGCTTTTCCTACTTTTGCCTTTCCGACTTTCCCTCTGCCAACTAAGGCTACATCGTCAGAGGGTACTACCCCACCGACACTTTAACTACAGCTTTCTTGTTGTCATTCGGAATAAATTCTCCAGCCTTACCAGCTCCCTGCAAAGCTACACCGTCAAAATCCTCGGATTCGATCGTTCTCGCTGTGTTAATTCCAGTAAATGCTTTTGCAACTCCGGCAATATATGCATAGGCACATTCTTTGGACTGGAAGAGCTCATCCGGAATCTCCTCTACAAGGAATCCCTTGAACTTCACAACCTCATTGCCATCAATGTTTACAGTAGAGTTTTTAGCAGTCGTATTCAGAGGATGATCCACAACGGCATTGTACAGATCGGAACAAACCTTAATTTTTTTCGTTCCAACTGCTTCAATATTATTGAAATACTTAGAAAGTTCATTGAACAACTTCAAAACATTGTCTGCCGTATAATCAGTAACGCTTAAAGTTTTTCCGGCAGATGTGGAAATAAATTTTCCATGCTGCTTATTAAACTGCTTTGTTTTTGCCCGAGACTGCAGTTCCAATCGATCTGCTACCGCAACATCAAAATCATTATTTACGGTGTGGCGGTCAATCCCCTCATGGAAATTCCATCCCCAAGAGTAATTAACCGGTGTGTTAGTGTAAATAATCTCTGTTCTCTCTCCGAAACGGCTAGAGTTCCCTGTTCCCGTTCCAAAAGCTTTCGTTTTCGTTTTATCATATCCGGTCCCAACCACAACCGGAATGTCTGATGTTTTTACATAAAAGGCTGTTTCATTTTCTCTGACTCCATCCAGTGCCTCAAGTTCGCCGCCGAAAAAATCCGCGAAATAAGACATCTTTTTAAATACTGCCTGCAAAAGGCTTTTAAACTCAAGCTGGTAGCTTCTTACCGGCATATCATTATTGTCTCCTGCCGCAAATAACTGCAACATCATAAATTCTCTGTTCTTCATCTTCACATTCTCCTTTATTTATACTTTGCAAGTCTCTTTTCAAATTCAGACAACTGGCTTCCTGAGTTCGTCATGGTTTTTGGTGTGGTTCCGGTTGCTCTAGCAATCTCGGCTTTCTTAAGCTGGGATTCCACGATTTTTACAAGCTTATCAATTTTTGCATTCGTATCATCAGCATCATTCCCTACAACAAAATCAAGAACATCCTGCGTTGCTTCAATTCCTTTTTCTGTAAGAATGCCTGTGGCGCTTCTGCTAAGCTCAACCTTTACAGCCTCCTGCTTCAGTTTTTCATTCTCTTTTTGCAACTTCTCGATCTCGTAATTCTGTTTCTGCTCAGCATTCATTTTTGCCAGTTTTTCTGCCTCTTCCTTAGCACTCTTTACCGCCTGTTCCTGCTCAGTTTTCCATTTTGCGAATCTTTTGTTTACAATCGCATCCACATCCTTGTCTGTGTACTTTTTTTCTTCCCCGCTATCATCAGATGTGTTTTCCGGATTAACACTATCTTTCACCGCATCAAGTTCTGCTGTGTGATCTACGGTTTCTTCTGCAAATAACTGCAGCATTCTAAACATCCTGCTCTTCATTTTCTTTACCTCCTAAAAGTTTAATGACATTCTTCATGGTCCTTTCCCCTAGCTTTTTACGCCTTCAAGACTTGGGCGTGAATTACATAATTGCTACATAATTCGGAAACTCATCGGCAATCAAGCGAATGCCAACGAAAAAGGAATCCACCAGAATTTTTGATTTCTCTGACAGATTCCTGTATTCTATCTCAGCCTTTCCGGGAGATATTCTGTATTCTATTTCATCATCCGTTAAGTCATCAATCGACTGGATCAGCGTCTGCGTAAGCGCCGTAACGCCAGCACAAACAATGTCTTTTCCAGGTTCTGCGTACCCGGCGTGTCCAGAGATTTCGATTCGCTCTGGTCGAATTCTTGCTTCAATCAAATTACATCACCTCCAAAATGGGTATAAAAATACCACCAGCCAACTCAGCCGATGGTATTACATTACATCAATTTCTACCTCTTTTACTAGATCGTTTAATGACTTTCCACTATAAAATTTATCATTCATAACTTCATCCACATTATCATACTCTTTCACGTCATCTCCATGCCATACTTGATATGTCGGAACATAATTATGAACTTCAACTGTCACTCCTGATGGCAATCCTCTGTAAGAGAAAGAAATATCATTGCAACACTCAGATAAAATTTGTCTTACTTCATCTTTATTCATAATATATCGCCATTTTCCTTTCTTTCCTCTTCACTTAATTCGCGAGTTGTCTTATTCTTCAATCTTCCATCATCTCCCCATGTATAATCATGTACATGCTCCCCGTTTTTCCTGTAAGGGTGCTGCTTTGGATTCCCATGATCGGTTGTGTGGATATCTTTAGATTTTAATTTTGACTCTCCGTAAAAAGCTCTTACATCTACTTTCCCATCTTTTCCAATGTGATCTATTACCATTCTTGCCTCTGCCATCTTAGGAGTGCCGGAATGTCCGCTGACAGTTTTATCTGCCTTTATTATATCAAACGTAGATTTCTTTTCAACCCTCTTCTTCCAAGTTTCAAAATCCATTCCATGTTCGGAATATCCATCCAGCCATTCTCGATACTCTTTATCATCCATATATGCTGCTGTACTGCAATGACAATTAGGATGCATTGGATGCGCATTTTCTCCCGGCATCATTTTCGATACCTTAAAATGCTTTCCGTCTAAAGCCCGGCAGATCGGGCAAGCAGTCGGCTCCGCGATAAACTCATACTCTTCAAATCCATTGCGGATATAAGACTGTTTCTGCGCTTCTGCCTGCACCCTTGACAGTTCCGTTATCATCAGTCGCTCCGCATTTTCCCTGCTTACTCCAAACAGTTTGGTAAGGTGCCTTGCAAGTATTCTTGGATTCTTGCCTTGTATCAGACCTGTTTGTAAGAGCTTCGCCAGTTCTGCTTTCATCATATCCTGATACATCCAAATACGGTCCGAGTATTTTGCATTGTGGAAAGAAGCATTCACGATCGAATGTGCCATCTTCGCATTGTTCTGAATGGATTTTCCAAGAATTCCAGCCTGCCTTTCAAATTCTTCCAGTGTTTTCTTCGTCAGGATCTGCTCAAAATACTTCTGAAGCTCATCAAACCCGCCGACAAGATTCATTCCGATATTGGCTTTCAGCATTTCCAACCGGTTAATCTTCATAGCTGCGTTATAGAGTCGCATCTCTTCATTGGCTTCCTTCGAAAAATCCTTATCCTTTACATACTGCTCCGCCTTCCGGCTGTACGCATCAATGTCCATTTTGGATACCCGCTTCTTCGCTTCTGCAATTGTGATTCCCTCTGCTTTTGCATATTTTGTATAGAATCCATTTATTTCTTTTTGAATCTCATCCATCATGTTCGCATAGATCTTCTCAATCTCTTTCGCGTATTCAGCTTCATCCCTAATATTCTTCTTCCGCTGCTCTTCTTCCCTATTCTTCCAGTACGTCCTGCTGCTCATCTGCCGCACCTCCGAACATCCGCTTCTCTACGATTGTTTCCTGCTTCTTTTTGTTCTCTTTCTCCATTCGATCAATCTCCTCGGACGCATCTTTTACAATGGATAAAACTTGTAGCTGCGTTTCCTTAGATACAATGTCTTCCAGTGCCTGCGCCGTCTGCGCTTCTTCGAGGAGATTCTTGGGGATATTTCGGCTCATTGTAAAGTCGATATCTTTCCATGCGTCCCGATCTGACACATTCGTTGCCAAGGAGCAAAACAGCTTATATCGTTTCCTCATGGACTTTTCAACTTTGCGGTCGAACGTCAACGCAAGATTGCTCATAGACTGTAACTTGTATGCAAGTGATGTTCCAGAAGCGTTTCCAAAAGATTCATCCGAGATGTTTGCTACCATGCTCGTCTGGTAAATCAAATTTTCCAATCGGTTCAACAGATTCTCCTGCGTTCCATCTGCTGTGGGCTTGCCGAGAAACTGTACGATAATGTCCTTTGCATTATCTGTCCCATACAGGTTTATGATCCGGTTATCGCGAATCTTATAAACGCCCTCTTCATCCAGTTCAGCGCCCAGCACTGCGAGATATGCTTCCGCGAAAGAATCTACATCGTTCGCTTTTTCTCCGATCACTCGGTTGTATGTTTCTACCATGCCGGCAACTTCCTCATACAGACCGATTCTCTCATCGTTCAGTACATATTCAACACAGTTGATGCGACCATATGGGTTCGGCATTCCCTCCCGCATCTTTTCTCCGTCAAATGGGATAATTTCTGTCCTTGTAAGTATCTCGCCATACCTTGTGACATTATCGTCTTTTTTCCCATATCTGACAGCAAATAGAGCGTGGCTCTTTACGGTATCATCGTAGACAACAAACAGTTCTTTTGGATTGCAGACTACTGTCTTTGTCTTTGCTTCTTCGTCCTGGTAAAAATATTCAAATGCATGTCCGTAGATACAGCACTTCTTCGCCAGCTCATATTCCTGGTCGGAGATATCATTATCCCGGTCAAATTCAAGGATCGCATCTTTTATTTTTTCATCCGGATGCGATTTTTTAACTGGAATCCCATAAGCATATCCCAAAAAGGTCTCTGTGATATACCTTGGGAAATTCACTGCCAGCCGGTTATCCGGCTTCCATGACTCCTTTTCCGGAAGACGGAATACATCGTGGAAACCTTTGTATAGATTCTCAAGGTATCTGTACCTTGGTATTCGCTCTTCGTGCTTTCTAATGTATTCGTCTATCAATGCCATATTGATTTCTTTATCAGCGGAACATAAAAGCGGTTCCGGCAATCTGTATGGTCTTTTCCCATTCATTTTATATTCCTCCTCTAAAGGTCTTTAACTTCACTTTACCTTTTCTCTCCTGCTCAATAGAATATCTGAGCATTGCCATTGCATCATCAAAGAAATTCACTGGCTCATCCGTGAATGTGTTCGTTTTCTCATCCTTTTTCCATTTCCACTGCTGAATCTCCTTAGTCGTGTTTACACAAGACGGATGGATATGTATGGTATGCTGCTTCAAATAATCAATCTGCGCTTTTACACTGTTCGGCTCTTTCTTGACCGGACATGCTCTGTATCCTGCTTTCTGCCACATCTTAATCCTGTCTGGCTCGGCAGAATCGCAATACATGGTGATTCGTTTTTGGAATTTTCCCTCAGCCAACTGTATGATCTCTGATGTATCTTTTTCAAATACATACAATTCCCGGCATAAGTAGATATCTCCATCTTTGAATCCAACCTCCCCGATACAGTTCGCATGGTTGAATCCAAAGTCCTGTGAATTTACCATGTAATCGAATCTTTCTGGGGATGTATCGAATTCCTCAATCACATAATTTGTAAGAATCAGACCTCCGGTCTCTCCCCATTCACCAAGTCCGTAAATCCGATATCCGTCCGGATCCCGTTCTTTACGCATCATCATGCGCCGGTGATACGCTTCATCTATGAACCGGTTCTGCAGGTACGTAGACTGGTGTGTGTATACATCATCACTTTTTATGTCGAAATATTTTGCTTTTAACCAGTGCGTTGCTGACACCGGATTGAAGCTGAACGTGATCTGATAATACAAAAATGGATTGAATGACAAGTCACCTCTGAGTCGGTCATCGAGAATATCGACATCCGCTTCATATAGCTCCGTTGCTTCTTCAATCCATATCCATGTTAATTTTCCGACATCAAATGTGATAGACTTTACTTTTTCTCGCTGTCCATCATCTTTCATTCCTCGGAAAATCACTTTATTTCCTGTCACTTTCGAGATCAGCTCCATTGGATTACTTCTGATCTGCCAGAATAATCCTGCTTTATCCCCGTATATTTTATATATTGCACTCTTCAATTCTGCATAGGTGCTATCCTTGTTTGTTGTGTCTACTTTCCGGACGCACAAGAGATTTGCACCTTTATACTTTGGATCGCCAAGTTTGATGATAAAATTCTGTGCAATGTTTACCGACTTTCCGGATCCAGCAGAGCCTTTTGCCAGCCTGTACCGTTTCTTACACTCATTGAATTCTTTAAAATTTCTGTTAAATCCAACATTAACTTGTTTCATCACCATCACCGTAATCTACCACAATCTTCATGTCCATATCTCCTGCCACATCTAGCTTGTCATTCCACATACCTAAATGCCTGCCGAGAAGCTCGAGTGTCTTTTCCTTACTTCCTAACTTGACTTCTATCCCGTTCTGCGTTTCTTTGATTCCTGCAATAGCTGCTATTTGTGAATCTGATAGCTGATCCGTATCTTTTACTTGCACCATTCCATCCATCACAGATACATAGTCTGTCGCTCTAGCAAAAGCAATAGCAGCCAGTTCTTGGAGTACCATATCCTGCGTGATCTCTGTCCGCTTCTGACGCTCTTCCATTCGTTCTGTGATATATGTTTGAATCCGAGTATTTCCGAGTAATTTTCTTGCTGCTGCATCTGCCGAACTATCTTTTTTGCAATTCGGATACGCCGCGCGGTAAGCCCGTGTGGCATTTAGATCAATCAAGTACTCATCTGCAAATATTTTCTGTTTTTCTGTCATAGGACTCACCACCTTTCAATCTGTTAATTTTTAGCACAAAAAAGAGACACCGAAGTGCCTCTTTAAGTTTTTCAATCTACTTCAGCTGATTTTTCAGCCATTCAATCTCTGACTTCAATCTTTTTTTCCTGCTGATTTTTTCACCGTCTTGCTTGTATTGTTCATATTTTTCAAGAGCTTTCCCTAACCCTTCATACATTTCCCCAGTTTTTGTTTGAAGATTTTTATCAAATTCGGACGACAGTTTCCAGTGTACAGCTGCTCTAGCAACCATATTCTTTAATTCCTGTTCTTCTATGCGAAGTACTTCAAGTTCTTCCTGCTTTTCTTCCAAAACTTTCTTGTAAGCCCACTTTAATTCTACTGAAAATTCTTGTCCTCTTATACTATCCCATGTATATTTCTGCATATTTAACCTCCATTTTAATACAATCCTATTTTGCCAAACTTCTTTGCACCTTAATATAATAATACAAATTCTAAGATATCACTCGGTAAGTCTGACTATATTTTTCAGAACCGTATTAAATTTTAAAGGTGCTTATACATCTGGCTGTTACATTCATTTCAACAACAGCGCTATCGATATGCTTAGTATACCATATCATTTTAGCACTCGCAACAAAAGAGTGCTAATTTATACTTTTTTAATATTTAGGACTGCCGCTGTGAAAATTACAAATGCCAACAAAAACCAAAATAACCAAATACACAATCAAAATTTATAAGAAAAAAGGAGGAAACTTTGCAGTAGTCCACAACGGGTATAACAGGATTCGAACCTGCGACACATCGGTTAACAGCCGACCGCTCTACCAACTGAGCTATACACCCGTAGGATGCCTTTTATTGACACCCTTTACCCTATCCGCACTCGGGTACGCTGATTACACTAAATATAGATTGCTGAATCTATTTTTGTTTGTTTTGCAGATCTGCGGATATCTGCGTTTTGGTACCATTGCAATGTAAGTCCGGTGTGCACTCCCAGAACAGACCTCAGCTGTGCAGCCTGTATACTCACATCACAAAGCGGAGCACCTGGAATCGAACCAAGGACGCGGCGATACCCCGCACATCTACCACTGATGCTATACTCCGCATAAAAACACCGCCAGACGAGAAAGGGTGAAAGTCCGGCGGTGTTCCGAATGTTGTTTGGAAAGCTTTTGGAGTCTTTCTTCTAACTCCATGTTATACTATATATTATTTAAAGCGGACAATGTGGACAAAACGGACAAACTTCTATTTTTCTTTCATCCACCTCTGAAATTCTTTCCTTGCGCTTTCCCCTGTGCAATTTCCTTTCATCTTCGCAGCTACTTCATCCCATGTCAGTCCTTGCATCACCTTGAACCGGATAATCCTCTGCATCCTTACCGGAGCTTTATTGATTACTCGCTCTGCTTTTACTTTAATCCGCTTTGCGTTCAGCTTTCGTTCTTCCAACAACCGTTCCTCTTCGTCTATGTTCACTGCGCTCTCTACACATCCAGAGATATTAAAACTCTGCGGCTGGTACGGAAACTCTGGATTACTGCCTGTCACCTTGTCCTGTACGATCGTCTTTCTTCTGTGCCGTCTGATGTCTTCCTCTGTTTCTTTTACCAGAGCTTTTGCATCCATGTACTCATAGATTATGTTCTTGTCCAATTCAATCACCTCCCGGGATCCGCTCTTTTATGTTGTATTTTTCTGCTATGTATTCTAGAGTGTCCGTATTTGTTCTGTCAGCCCTTTTAAAATCACAGGCAAAGGCTTTATGCCCCTGTTGCTTTAAAGCTGTCTCGCAGGGCTTTCTCGTTGCCATCTTGTGTGCTTCTATCTTTCTCACGGTGTCTGCTGTCTCCCTTCTGCGCTTCATGGTTTCTCTGGTCATGCCGTCACCTCAATCTGCTCCCCGGTCAACTCTTCCAACTTCTTCCGCATTTCCTCGATGGTCATTTTCTTTGGCTCTTTGCGCTCCCAGATGAGTTCGAGGTTGCGATCACAGAACGCTTCTTCTATGGTTCCTGGTGATTCATGGATAATTCTATAGACCTTGACGATATCCCCGCCTCTGTTGGTACCGTACCACTCCAAATTATTTGTATATGCGCTGATTTTATTGTGTCCACATTCTCTTACGGCCATCCCAGCTAATACAAGATACCTATTCCCATTTCTCTGTTCAACTACCATTCCGTCTTTTAAATCCGCTTTTGTAAATTCTTTCTGCATGTAATCACTCCATTCCAAGATTGTGTATCCTTCGCTATTGTAGTACTGATACGATGAGAATATTCCGGATCCTATATAGCACGTTTCTCCTTTGTACTCTTCATAATTCGTCTTTTCCATATAGCTTTTGCCTGTGCACCATTTCATTCCATGTTCGTGCATCTGCCTGCAGAAATCTTTTGCTTCTTCTTCGGTCTTGCAATTCACCGCAATCTTATTGTCTTTATTTTTAAATTCGTCCCAGTTAAATTTTTTCATCTTTCTACCTCACTATCTTTCGCGCTATCCAATCCAAAAACACCACAAACAGCAGTATCGGGAAGCATGCCGCTGCTAAATAATCCTCACACTCCAACTCCACATCCTCTTCCAATCCTGTCTTTAAAGTAATCACAGTTCCAAGACCCAGGATGTAATACAGGGCTAGGAATGCGATTGTGATTAAAATGTCCATGTTATTCCTCCTTGTATGGCTCTGGTAGTGGCTGCCATGCTACAACCTTTTCATACCCCAATTCATCATTTGTTTTAAACA